TGGATTTGAAAATGATTGTTGCGATGATAAAAAAACACTTGCAAAACCTGCCATTGAGCTGCTATACTTCCCTTGTCACGGCAAAAAACGTGATACGGGATTTGCAGCCCGACCACAAGAGGACACACCGCCCTCTTATCGTAATGGCGGTTTTTTTGTGTCCGAAGCATGGCGTCGCTCCTTTATTTGGGCGGGTCATGCGGGGAGCCGTAAGGCTCGCCGGTTCTTGTGCCGGTCTGCAAACCCGTATGATTCCGTCCTTTTTGCGTTTTGCAGCGCAAGGGCGGGGAATTTCTCAATTCCTCTCACAAGGAGTATCGCTATGAACACCGCTACCAGTACCTCTGCTGTAATCCCCTTCGCCTTTGACAATCACCTTTTTAGAGCCATCACTATTGATGCCGATCCGTGGTTTGTCGCCAAGGATGTTTGTGATGTACTCGACCTGAAAGACACAAATAAAGCTGTGTCTGGTCTTGATGAAGATGAAAAGGGTACGCATAAAGTTCGTACCCTTCGTGGAGAGCAAGAGATGATTATCATCTCCGAGTCCGGCCTCTACACTATGGTCATCCGCTCCAATAAGCCACAAGCAAAATCATTCCGCAAATGGGTAACGGCTGAAGTCCTGCCTTCAATCCGCAAAACCGGTTCGTATGTCGGTGATGCCGCCGAGCCAAATCGCAAGACCGTCGATTTCAACTACTACCGCCGCACACCATCCCCATCCGGACTCGATATCCGCTACACCCTCGACCTGACCAAGATCATCATGCGCCCGTCGGCAAAGTCGCTCGTTGTCCTGGAGCGGTTGACCGGCATTGATTGCTCGGATCTGGCAGAAGAAGGAACGGAAGAGTTGGGGACGGTTCATCTCTTTGTTTCCGAATGCCTGCGGGACTGCCCCGGCCAGCGGGTGTCCCTGGCTGATGTCTATTCTGGCTATCGGGTGTGGTTTCGCGAATCCCGCTTGCCAGCCGCCAATAAAATCCACGCCCTGAAAACGCTGTCCTCATCCCTGCGCCAATCCGGATTTGAGGTCATCAAGCTCGGCGGGAGATTCTGGGTAATGGACATCTCTCTGACGCTGGAGGTGCAAGCATGAATCTCTCAACAAAAAGCACTCTCGAATACCACCTGAAGAAACTCGATCAGGCCGCCCTCGGTCTTATGGGTGTCGGCATGGTCATGAATGCCATCATGACCGAAGAGGAAAACCCAAACAGCAAGTTTCCCTACAAGTCCAACGATTTTGTCTCAGGATGCCTGGTCAAGGCGGTTGTCGTGCTGGCTGGAGAAGTGTCCCACTATCACGAGAAAATCAGCGAATTGCTGGGCGTGGAAAATTAAAGGGGGATGATGAAAATGAAACCAATGCTTGCAAAACCATACGATACCCAGCCGGTGCAAGGCTGGTTGATGAGTGAAAAGATAGACGGATGCCGGGCAATATGGAACGGAACCGAGTTGATGAGCCGCAACGGAAATAAATTCTTTGCCCCGTCCTGGTTCACCGAGCAACTCCCTGCCGGGGTGATGCTCGACGGTGAACTGTGCGTTGGCCGCAAGGCCTTTCAGCGCGGGGTAAGCATCGTCCGCAAGAAAAAGCCGGTTGATGCCGAGTGGCAGGAAGTCCGCTATTTCGTTTTTGACGCCCCAGAATATCGTGGCGGATTTGAAACCCGTATCGACTTCTGCTCGGAGATCCTGTCAGGGTGCCAGGTGGCCGAGGTGGTGAAACAGACGGTTTGCCGTGGACACATCCACTTGCAGAAGTTTTTCTCAGACCTGATAGAGCAAGGGGCCGAGGGGATCATGATCCGCCGCCCAGGATCGGCATACGAGCAAAAGCGCTCAGGCAGTCTGCTGAAATTCAAGCCCTTCGATTCCGACGAGGCCGAGGTGTTAGGCCACCAACCCGGAGAAGGAAAACATATTGGCCGCCTCGGGGCCTTAGTCTGCCGATGGGGAAGCGTGGTCTTCAACCTGGGAACAGGGTTGTCAGACGACAGCCGCCAACTCCCGCCAAGAATCGGCGCCAAGGTATCATTTATGTTCTTCGGGTTAACTGACGGCGGCGTTCCCAGATTTCCGGTTTTCCTGACCGAGAGGGATTACGAATAAAAGACCCAGCAAATAGAATACGTCTCACCATCGATCCTGACCGATTACAAGCGCAACAGCCGTACCCACATTAGCGTCATGGGGCAAAACTAAATCACCGGCATCAGGCCGCAGCCCGAAAAAGAAAAGCTGAGTAACAGATGACCGACAAACTCCCTGAAATTACGCCGGCAAGCGACCCGGAAGCGCTCACCCAGGAAGAGACCGCCGCCCTGTCACCTGCCCTCAAGATGGAGTACACCGTGCGCTATAACGCCCAGGTGAACGCCATGAAGGCATATGTGAACGCTGAGCAACCATCCCGGTCAAACCGGCTGGACTGGGACGATGCCAAGGAGCAACTCAGGGAGTTTGTCGCCACCATCCGCGCCAGCCAGGGGCAGGAAACAACAGGCAGGCCGCAAGCCCCCAAAATCCAGGCATGGGCGGAATTCCGGGAAAGCAAGAGCAAGGCCGACATCCTGCGCCAGTTGCAGGATCTGGGCTACGAGATCACCCAGCGCACCTTTTACCGCCATTGCTCAATCGGCAAGTGTCAGACCGGCAAGGACAAAAAATACACCCGCCGGACGGTCAAGGCCTATGTCGAGGCCGAGGGATTGCCCCGGAACGGGGTGGATGCCGATGAAAGCGACGGGCCAAGCGGCGCCCTGTCCGTGGAGAAACAGCGTCTCGAAAACGAAAAACTGCGCCTCCACAACGCCACCGCCGAAATCGAATACAAAAAAAAGACCGGCCAGCTCATCGAGCGTGAAGCCCTCTACCTGGAGCTTGCCGCCCGTGCCGTCGCCATCGACAACGGCTTTCTCCAGATGGTCGAGATCGAGGCCGCCGCCCTGATCGTCGCCGTCCGTGGAGACCAGTCCCGCCAGCCGGAATTCGTCAGCATGCTCCGCGACATCTGGCATACATTGCTCAACACCTACTCCACCACCGACGAGTTCGAGGTGTTATTCGAGGCCGACGGGGAAATGGCGGGAGAGAAAAATGACCAATGAAGAAAGCATGGATCTCTACCCCGGCGACATCATCAAAGCCCCGCCCCCGGTATCAAGCATGGTGCGGTTCCGGGTGCGGGAGCGCAAGACATGGGATGGCCGGGTGCAATATACCTTGCAGCTCTACACCACCCTCGGGCCGGGGATGGGCTTTGGCTGGCATAACAGCGCCCACGACCATTACCTGACCCCGGATCAACTCACCGGCTACATTATCGAGAGCCGAAAGAAACGACAACTGTCGTTGTTTTGACGTACCAAGTAACCAAGGAGGAACTTGTTATGGCTGGATGTGGAAATCATGGGTGCTGGATCGAAAAGCCTGTTGGCCAGGGGACAAATAGCCGGTGCCACTGTCTTGATGATCTGGGGGAGGAAAACAGGCATACGTTGAAACGAAAACTTGCCGCGCTGGACAAGTTCACACAATAGATGGACAAGATCGCACAAAATATGAAGATGTTGCGACTTGCCGCCGCGATGTTTGTGGAGGCAAGCGTGTTGTATCATCAAAGCCCGCATGACCGGCTGGTGCTCCGCCACTATGGAGAGATCAGGGCCAAATTCCGGGATGTGATCGGAATGGAGGAATAAAAATGAAAAAGCAAACATCATTCCTGCCAGGAATCTCGACAGAAAACAACTTTGTCGCCAGCAAGGAAGCCGTCATTCAGGAGATCCGCGACCGCCTGCGTGACGTGAATGTGGTCTCATTCTCAGGCGGAAAAGACAGCTCGACCGTGCTCTCGCTGGTTCTGGCAGCCATGCAGGGCGTCCACCAGACCAAAAAGCTCTACATCGTCACCGCCGATACCGGGATGGAGATCCCCTATTTTCAACAATACGTCGAAGACACCCAGCGAAAAATAAAAAACTATATCGAGCGCTCTGGAATCAACGCCGAGGTCGTCACTGTCAGACCCCAGACAAAGTACGGGTTCTGGGCATCTGTCCTGGGCAAAGGATACCCGGCTGCACACATGGGTTTCCGCTGGTGTACCGGAAAACTGAAGATAGATCCTATCACAAAGTTTCTCCATCGCACCGTCGGCAAAGACGGCATGACTTTCGTCGGTGTCCGGGCGGCGGAAAGCGAGTTGCGGGCCAGAATCTACACTAAAAAGGACTACAAGGCCGGTCATTTCCTGCCGATCCTTGATTGGTCTGCCGGTGATGTGTGGGAATACCTGATGACCGAGCCCTGCCCGTGGGGCGATCATTCCAAGCTGATCGAGGTGTACAAATACTCCAGCGACGAATGCGTTTACGGAGAAAAAGGCGGAGTCTGTGTCGGTAACGCCCGCTATGGGTGCTGGGCCTGCCCGCTGCAAAAGGCCGCGCAACTTGACATGCTGGCTTTCCACACGGGTGATGATCGGTATGGCCTGCTCAAGGGGTTCAAGCAGAAATTGACAGCTCTTGCCAACAACCAGGCCCGCCGCTCACGGGTAAAAAGAAACGGAACGATAGGAACCGGCCCGTTCCTCATGCCGATTAGGGAGCAGCTGTTCTCCGACCTGAAAACCCTGGAGCGCAAAACCGGCTGGCAGTTCTTATCTGCCGAGGAAGAGCAGTACATCCGTGAAGATTGGGAAAAAGACCGGCTTGTACACACCGTATCGGATTGCAAGCAAATGATGATGTTTGGGTGATAAGCAGAAGTCAGCGGCGTCCGGACGGCGCCATGACGACAAAAGAAAAAATTAATATCATGCCAAAAATCATGATACACGAAAAAAGGTCATAAATGAGCAATGAAATCCCATCCGAAAACTGCCGCCGGGTCTGCGTTTCGCTCAATGGAGAAAATTACTATTTCTCCATCGGTGAAAACTTCATCCACGCCACCGTCCCCCGCGAAAACGATCCGTTTATGAGCGCGCAGCGACAACTCATCGAAGACCTCTGTGCAGGCATCACAACCGCTCTTGGTGAATGGTAAAACACCCATGCTAACCCCCCAAAACATCCCCCAGCCGCGCCGCTGCAAGTCCACACTCCCCGCGCACATCGACACGACTGCCTGCGGTCATCTGCTGGAGGATGGCCGCCGCTACCGGTTCTACTTTTCGCAGTCAGAGCGGCAGGCCTGGCGGAAACGCAAGAAAGAGCAGCCCAGCAAATGGGCGCAGAAAAATATCAAGATCCCCACCGGGCCGTTTGAGGGCAATTTCATCAACTTTGATATCACCCCGCACCTGATCGGCATCATTGACGCCTACGCCCTGCCCTTTATCCGCAAGATCACAATCGTCGCCGCGCCGCAGACCACCAAGACCACCGCCGCCCTGATCTGCAAGGCCTGGTCGTCGGTCTTCGAGCCGGGGCCAACCCTGTCGGTGTATCCCACCGAGGTGACCGGTGCCGAGATCATGACCGAGCGCATCTTGCCGACGTATAAAAGCTCACCGCAATTGCGCAAGCTGATGACGGGCCGCAAGGAGGACGAGTCGAAAAATGTCCTCCGCCTGCGCTCCATGTATCACCGTATCGCCTGGTCGGGTTCGCTCACCTCCCTTGCCCATCGCTCCATCAAGATTATGGACATGGACGAGGTGGACAAGTACGCAGAGGCCCCCAGCGACCGCGAAACCGGTACCATCTACCTCGCCAAGCTGCGCCAGCGTGCCTATGGCCGTTCCAGCAAGTTGCTGATGATGTCTTCCTGCTCCACCGAGGCCGGGCCGATCTGGCAGGAGCTGACCAAAGAGACCGCCGCCGTCTTCATTTTCTGGGTCAAGTGCCCGTTTTGTGGGGGCGAGCAGTATATGGATTTCACCAAGGAAACCTTCTGGTGGCCGCACGGCGAAGACGGCCACAGCCTCGACCGCAAGGAGATCAAGGAGCGCCGCCTCGCCCGCTACATCTGCCAGATGCCGGGATGCCGCCAGATGTGGGACGACGACAGCCGCGACAAGGCCGCCCGCCGGGGAACATTCCGCCTGGAGACCGCCGACGGAACGCTGGGAGAAGAGATGTTCCACCACCTCAATCGTACCCGGGTGCAATCCATCGGCTTTATCATCCCCTCCTGGATCAGCTATTTTGTATCGCTCTCCGAGGTGGCGTTTGCCTACCTCAAGGCTAAGGACAAAGACCTGTCGCCGGAGGAGCGGTTTTTCGCCTATAAGGATTTCCAGAACGCCCACCGGTCCCGCCCCTGGAAATTCGAGGTCGAGACGCCACCGGTCACCAAAATTCGCGCCCTCTGCGACGACCGCCCCGCCGGTATCCTCCCCGGTGGAGACCGGGTTGCCGCCCTGCTTTTCGGCATCGACACCCAGGACGATTGCTTTTATCTCTCCATCTGGGCCTTCGGCTACGGGATGCAGAACGAGCAATGGCTGGTGTTGCGCCGCATTGTCGATTCCACCCAGGCCCTGGCCGAGCTGCTGTGGGGTTCGGTCTATTACGATACCGACGGCCAGGCCCACCATGTGGAGTTCGGCATGATCGACATGCAGGGCCACCGGCAGAAAGAGGTGCTGGAATTCTGCCTCCAGTACGAGGGGCTGATCTCCCCGTGCATGGGCAGCAACCGCGAGATGACCCAGGCCTATTCCTTCAGCCAGAAGGAATATTTCCCGGACACCCAGATGGCCATCCCCGGCGGCGGCATCCGTGCCTTTCGGATCAATACCAAGATGTTTAAGGACAATCTGGCCGTCAAACTGGCCATGGAGCCAGACACGCCCGGCTGCGTTCACCTATACCGCCACGCCGAACTCGGAGACGACTACTGCAACCAGCTTATCTCCGAAGCCCGCGATGAAAAAGGGGTCTGGACCCGGATCAGCAGTCGCGACAACCACGACTGGGATTGCATGGTGGTGGCCAACTGCGTGGCAGAGTACAAGGGCGTGAAGCTCAGGCCAAGGCCGGAAGATGTGCAGGAAGAGGAAGAAGTCGAGATCGTGCGGGCGGAACTGGCATAAAGGAGCAAAGAGAATGACGATAAAACGAAACGCAGCCAGACTGGACGGAACAAAAGAAATAGCGGCCTATACCTGCTATCCATGGAAAGCAATTAAGAGGTGGATAGCCAGCGACGGATTCCCGGCAGTCCAGCTCAATGGCTACAACTGGACCAGCAACGCCGAACTCATCGACAAATGGATTGACCGCAAGATATTAAGCTCTTCAACTATCAACCAAGATACCATGGAGGCTCAATGATGCAGATCCCAACCAGAATAATCAGCAAACCGAAAAAAGAATATTACAACGGTCACTGGCTGATCGTCTGCAAATGCGACAACGGGGAAAAATATCCTCTCCGGGAGCTGGCCGATCTCGTAGGCCTCCCGGTATCCACCATGACTAACCGGTTGGCAAATATGGGCTGGGATGATCCTCGTATTTTCGAGTTGAAGCGGCAGGAAAACAAGGCCAGAATCGAGACCGGTAACGTCGAGTGGGCCGCCTTGGGTTGGCGTGTCCGCTCAGAAAATTTTTCCCGCCTGCATCGCCATGGGAAATTTGAGCAGGCCGGGTCGTGACAAACAACCGGTAGTTGACAGCCGGCAGGAGCCAACCGGTAGTGGACTGAATTATTTTTAACCGGTAGGGGACTGAATTATTTTTCGCGGCAGTATGCGAAAAACCATTCTGTCCCCGGATTTGAAATTCTGTCCCCGGACTTGAAACTCTGTCCCCGAATTGTGAAACGATGGTCAACGGTAAAATTAAAAAAATGAATCTCTTTTTCAAAGATCAAAATATCAAAAAGGTAAAGATACTCTTGCGCCTGTGCCCAATCACCAGCGGCAACCCCACCAGAATGACCGAGACCGCGTTCCGTTCCGCGTGCGAACGGCTGAACATGACAAAGGAAAAACGGGGCGGCTTCGGCCCCCGGCAGCACGAAACGAACCTGCACGAAGAACACTGTAAACAATGTGGCGGCCAGTATCCGCCGGAACTGACAATCATCACCCTGGAGGATTACGACATGGGAAGCGTGACAAGTTATCAAGGTACATGTGAATTATGCGGTAAGCACGGAAAAACTTTAAGAAAGGTGTTTGATAAAAAAGTGTGTTCGGTTTGCGAGCATGTCCGGCGGGCCGCGCATAACGCCCCTGGTCTGCTGGTGCAATCAATTATTGATGCCAAAGGGGAAAAGTGGTTGGCCGGTCTGTTGAAACTGACAGATGTCCCGATGACGACTGAATCAGACCTGGATGGTGATATCGCCGCCCTAAAAGAAGAGAGAGACAAGCTGAAGACCTTTGCAGCCGATTTGGCCGAGAACAACATCAACCTGGTGAAAACAGCCAAGGCCCAGATAGAGGAGATCGAGACCCTGACCGCGGAGGTAGCCACCGCAAAAAACGCAAACGGCGACATGCTGGACATGCTGGACAATTACAATACCCTTTCAGATGAGGAGGAAGATTTGCGGGAGTGCAACAAAAACCTCAGCCAGGAGCGGCTTGATCTGGAATACAAAAAAAATCAGCTTGAAGGACTGCTGAACGAAAAGGAGGTGGAAATCGAGGAGGCCCGTCAGATTCTGGGGGCCTACGGCAACACCTCGGACGCCGCATTGCTGGAGATTTGCCGTCGTCGCATGGATATCATGCGCCTGCTGGACGAAGAATTGCAGCAGGCCAGGACAGCGCGGGAAGATGGCAAGGTGTTCAGCATCATTGATGACCTGTGCGAGATGTGCGAAAGTCCCACTCAATCCGGCATTGTGGAGACCGGGCTTGCCATTATTAAAATGCTGGTCGAGAAAAACCAGTCTTACGGCAACTCCGCCCTCGAACCCCTGCGCCTGTTCTCCAAGGCCAGCCCTCGCGAGCAGATCCTCGTTCGCCTCGACGACAAACTCAGCCGCCTCGCCAGAGGCAGCGAATTCCCCGGCGATGATACCATCAGAGACCTTATCGGCTACCTGATCCTCCTCCTGGTACAAAATGACCACGCCGCCACCATTGTCGATATCGCCCCATCGCTCCAGGAAGCGGCGGCATAAATCCGGTAGGGGACAGATTTTTTTTCGCGTCCCTTTGCGAAAATCAATCTGTCCCCTAATTGTGAAACGATGTTAAACGATGTTAAACATTGTTCAACATTGTTAAACATTAAAAAAACAACCTATAGTTCACTTTTTTTCTTTACATCCTCCGCAAAATCCCTTAATATAAAAGTATGGAAAGGGAAAAAACAAACCCTCTCCCCGAGCCAGGGCGGAACCCAGGCATAACCCCTAAGTCAGCACCGGTCAAGCCGGAAGCTGCAAGGAGACCCCCCATGAAAAAGAATCTCTCCCCATCCGATCCCCGCAATCTCCCCACAAAATCACTTCGCAGTCTTACCTCTGTCTGGTCCCGCTTGATGCCAGACACCAAGCGGGAGCGCCAAGAACAAATTAGGTCGGCCAAACGTGGCCGCTACCTATCACTTTCAGCAGCCCTTGATGCGGTGGAAAGTGTATCGTCAGCAATGGCATCTGCCAGAAAAATGCGGAATTGCAGAAGAGCCGCCGAGCATCTTGGCCGGGCAGTTGATTTTATCACTCAAGTTAAAGCGCCATCCCATTACGCAATGCCAGGAAGCGCTAAGCTCCCAAAAGGGTCAATGGCTTCTCGCCTTGACATAAGGAGAAAAACTTTGGTACTGGCGGCATATCACGCATGTTACCGTGCCCCCGAAAGTGACCACGGGACTGAGTATGTAAGCCTGACAGCATCGCCGGAAAAGGTTGGCGTGTCTCAAGTTCAATCCAAAGACTGGAACCTCTACCGGGGGAAATTCAAAGGCTGGGCCGCCACCATCACAACCACCACCATCACCGTCCCCACCGACTGGTTGACCCGTGTCCGCAAGCACGGAATTGCCACACTTGACGGCATGATGACCCTGGATGCCGCCCCCATGGACGGAGCGCCGGAAGATGTTTCCCTCTATGCGGCCACCTGGCTGGTTCAGGGTCGAGGATATATTGTTACCCCGGAAAGGGGATATATTGCCATCCATGGAAAAACATCCTACCATGGAGCGACAGCGGAAAAAGCCTTGTCTGGACTGCGTCGTAAAATCGAGTCCGCAGCCTGGGATGCCAGTATCAAGACCGCCGATCTTGACCACCTGGTCAGCCGGGCCGGAGATATCAAGGTCTGTGTCTCTGATGCCAAGGCTGTCGGAGCCTGTGAGTACGGCATAAAATCATGGTGCAATTCGGTCGGCCTGGATTACGAGGCAGGATGCGCCCCCATCGCCGAGGTTTACGCTGCATATCAGCGAGAGCCGCGCAGTGAAGCCCGCGCAGCAATATTGTACGCCATCCGCCGCCGGGGCCGTAAACTTGCGGCATAATTAACAACCGGGGCTGGGAATCTCCCCAGCCCCATAATTATGGAGAAAAAAATGAGCAAAAAAACCACAATCCACCTCGGAGACGAAGCCCTTGCCGTCATCGGTGCCGTTGAGAACGAAGGCTATTCGTTCCGCGTCAATGGCATATTGACCCGTTACGCCCGTATGGTTGCAGAGGCCATGCCGGAATTCACCGTGCCGGAATGGTCGGCCATCCTCGACGCCAACAACGGCATGGGAGGATTCGAGGGATCTGGATTTCCTGACGCCTCCACATCTCTTTGGCCGAATGTCGCCGATTCCGTCCCCGATGGCCTGAATGAAAAATGGGGTGTTGATTGCCTTGATATCGCCAGAAGGATGCGCGATATCCCCTATTCCGGGCAAGTGGCCATGTATGAGATAGTCCGGGGATTCTGGGCATCTCCTGATATCAATAAGTTGCCAGTTGATGACCTTATAAAAAAGCTCGGGGCAAAAATCACCCCATGACCCGCTATGCCATCATCAACCGCATCCGCGTTTTTCAGCAGTCCCTGAAAAACGCGAAATGCAAAAAGGCTGTGACCCAGGCCACCAACAGCCTGCGTCGCGAACTCACCAACCTGCTCATGCTCGACGGGACAGGAGCGCAGCACCTCGCCCGGCGGCCATGCTTTGCGCTGCCGGATGACTTTTTACACACCGACTACGAATGGTTACTCCAGGAGAATTTTCCCGTGCATGAATTTACCCGTAAGGTCAAGGCCAAGGGCTGGACCCTCCGCGCCCTCGCCGTCCGCTGGGGTATGAGTTCCAAACACCTCAGCACCATCGCCGCCAACCCACGCCCCCACCATTGGGACGCCCTGGCCGGCATAGAGGATTTGACAAAAGAAAACAATAAAATAAACAAAAGAGGTTAAATAAATGAGTAAAATAAATAAGGAAAGCGACCGAGTTGTTGATTCCTTGGAGTATGCTATTGCAAGCTGTGCTGATAAAGAAGAAGTCGGCAAGTTACTGTTTGAGTTATGTGATCTGGGGGTCGGCCTCCCTCTAAAGCTCATGCTACCACTGGCAGATTATATTGAAAAAATCATGGACAAGTAATTTAAACAGGCTTTAAGCATTGGGACGCCCTGGCCGGCCTGGAGGATTTGAAATCAGGAAAGGAGAAAGAAAAATGATATATGTTATACAAGCCCAAAATGGGCCTATAAAAATAGGCGTGTCAGTATATGTTGAAGGTAGAATAGCAGGCATTCAGACTGGTAATCCGCATACGATAACACTATTGGGGACAATCATGGATGATCGTGACTATGACCTGGAAAAAGAAATCCATAAAAGGCTGTTCCCGTATCAGCTCTGTGGTGAATGGTTTGACAATAACAAGGAGGTTTGTGCTTATGTGATAGAATTGCTTTCAGGTAAGAAAGCAACTTTTATTTGTCCACCAGGCTTGAAAGCAGAAACAGTGATAATAAAAAACATTGATGCGGAAATAAAAAACATTGATGCGAGAAAAACGGACGCTATCATAAATAATGATAGCGTTGATATCCGCAGTCAGGATTATGGAAGAAAAAAAGTCATGGATGGCAAGCGCTTCATAAAATTAAAAGATGTTGAAGAAGCGGTAAGCATGAAAAAATCATCTATATACAAAAAAATGGAGCAAGGCTTTTTCCCATTGTCGTTAAGAATGGGGCCAAGATCCGTTGTCTGGTCTGTTAAAGAAATTAACAGCTGGATAGATAATGTATTAAGTGGCGGTGGAGGGGTAAAATGGGAAAAAGAAGTGATTAAATTTTATTAAATGGTGCCTGAAGCGAGATTCGAACTCGCACGACCGTGGGCCACTACCCCCTCAAGATAGCGTGTCTACCAATTCCACCATTCAGGCCTTAAAGCACTTATAGCATACAGATCATTCGTTTGTAAACAAAAACCACGCCATAAAAAAAAACTGTCAAGTGATTACTTCACACTTAGAAGTGCATTCCTAATATTGTTGTTGCATATTACTAATAGCATACTTCCAAAACCATCAAAAACAGCGTGTATACTCCCATTGAAGGCAAAAGGCCGGATTCTCTCCGGTCGGCCATCTTCAATAAGGAGTGTCCATGTCCTACACCAGCGCCGATCTTGAAAATGTCGAACGGGCAATTATCAGCCTGAGCACCGGGCGACGTTCCGCGAAATTCGTTATCGACGGCAATGTCGTCGAATACTCCACCGTCGAGCTGCCGCAACTGCGCAGCGTCCGCAGCGAGATCATTTCCGAACTGGCTGCCGCCGTCACCGATGGAACCGCCGTCACCGCCTTTGTCATCTCCGGGGGTAAAGGCCTGTGACCGCCCCCCTGATCCTCGATCATCGTGGAGCCCCGGTCTCCTCTGTCCGCGCCGAGTCCACCTATTTCGAGGGGGCCTCCATCGAGACCCGTTTCGGCGAGTGGGGCCTGTCCGGTGTCGGTCCCAACGCCGCCGTCGGTACATCCGCCCCCACCCTGCGCAAACGCGCCCGCACCCTCTGCGCCAATAATCCCCTGGCCAAAGGCGGCCTTGATTCCTTTGTCTCCAATCTGGTCGGAACCGACATCTCCCCCACCTGGGAACTCAAAAACAGCGAGCAGAAGGAAGAACTCCAGCAACTCTGGGCCGACTCGCAGCTGGAGATGGACTATTCCGGCTTCTCCGATTTCTACGGTCTGGAAGAGCTGGCCTGCCGGGCCGTAGTCCAGGACGGCGAAGTCCTGGGCCGCTTCCATGACGCCCACCCCGCCGAGGGCCTGATTGTCCCCCTGCAAATCCAGCTTCTCGAAGCCGACCACCTCGACTCCGCTTACAACGATATATCCCCAGCCGGAAACGAGATTCGTTTCGGCATGGAGTGGAAAAATGGGCGCCGCATCCGCTACTGGCTGAACTCCGACCACCCAGGCGAGACCTTTTTCACCCAGGGCGAAATCCGCAAGATCCCGGTGGACGCCAAGGACATGCTCCACGTTTTCCGCCCCCTGCGCCCCGGCCAGGCCCGTGGCGTCTCCTGGCTTGCCCCCATCATCGTCAAGCTCCGCGAAATTGATATCTACGACGACGCCGAGGTTGTACGCAAAAAGGCATCCGCCCTCTGGGGTGGTTTCATTTATTCCGACAACCCGCTCACCGACCGGGCCATGGGGGGCCGCGCCGAAAAGACCGTCAACGGAGCCCAGTCCATCCGCCTGGAGGCCGGAACCTTCCCTGTCCTTAAAAACGGGCAGAAGATCGACTTCCACACCTCTGCCGATGTCGGCAACAACTACATGGATTTCATGCGGACCCAGTTCCGCCTCATTGCCCGTGGCTGGGGCATCACTTACGAGCAACTGACCGGCGATCTCTCCGGGGTCAACTACACCTCCCTCCGCGCCGGGCTGATCGAATTCCGCCGCCTCTGCAAGCAGATTCAGCGCCGCACCCTGATCCACCAGTTCTGCCGCCCGGTAATCAATCGCTGGATCTATACCGCCATGCTCACCGGGGCCGTGGAATCCATCTCCCTGTCTGAATACCTCCAGTCCCCCCGGATTTTCCACCGCGTTGATTGGAACCCGGATGGCTGGGATTTCACTGATCCGGTCAAAGACCGCCTCGCCATCCTCCTCGATATCCGTAACGGCCTGTCATCCCGGATGCGGGCCGTCGCCTCCCGTGGTGGCAGGGTGGAGCAGATCGACCAGGAAAATCTCGAAGACCTGGAGCGCACCATCGCCCAAAATCTCGTTTACGACTGCTACCCGAGCCAGACCAACCAGGCCGGAGCCTTGCAGGATAAACTCCAGGAGCAGGCCATCCTCGACAGCATAAAGGAAGAATCATGAGCATCCCCCATATCCTCACCCAGATCATCAACACCCCGCTCTACATCACCCCGGACAAGCTCCAGGTGATCATGGGTATCCTCATGAGCCGCCACGGGGCCGATGCCAGCCTTGACCTCTCCGGCCTGATCGCCATGCAGGGCGGGCCGGTGGAGGCTGCCGCCCGCGCCGAAGTCCGCCCGATGAACGAAGTCTCCGAACAGCAGATTGCCGTTATCTCCGCCCTGGGCAGCATGGTCAATCGCAACCACGGTTTCGGCGAAAGCGACGGTTCCGGCCTTCGCAGTTACCGCACCCTCTCCGCCGAGATGACCGCCGCCGGGCGGGACAGCGAGATTGGCGGCATCATTCTCGATATGGATTCCTTCGGCGGCATGGCTGCCGGTTGCGACCGGGCCACCCGCCTGATTGCCGATGTCGCCAAAATCAAGCCGGTCTATGCCGTGGTTGATCTGGCCTGCTTCTCGGCCTGCTACTCCCTGGCCTCCGCCTGCTCGCGGATCATCCTCACCGATGCCAGCGCCGGGGTCGGCTCCATCGGTTGTCTCGCTCTGCACCACGACCAGACGCAGCGTAACGAGAAGGAGGGCGACATCTACACCGCCGTCTATTTCGGCGCGCGCAAAAACGACTACAGCCCCCACGCGCCGCTGGACAAGGAGCTGCTTGCCCGGATGCAGCGCAGTGTCGATCAGTTCGGCCTCAAATTCGCCCAGACCGTCTCCGAGTTTCGGGGCATGGATCTGGACAAAGTCCTGGCCACTCAAGCCGGGATGTATTTTGGTCAGGACGCCATCACAGCGGGACTGGCCGATGAGATAGCATCATTTGATGACGCGGTGGGCCTGCTGTCCGCCGAAATCCACAAAAAAAAATCACCTCAATCAAAAGGAGAATCAGCAATGACCACCAAAGACCGTTTTGAAGCCCTGCTCGCTAACGAAGACGGGCCAACCGCCCTTGCCGAGCTGGGATACATCCAGCAGGAGGCCGCAGGATCAACCGCCCACGCCGCCGGATATTCCGAGGGCTTTGCCGCCGGGGCCGAACAGTCCCGGCAATCCATGATAGAGGTCGCCGAGCTTGCCCAGTTGGCCATGCTCGATACCACCGCCACCGTGACCCTGCTCAAACAGGGCCTCGACAAGGAAGCGGCCATGACCGCCATCCAGACCATGCGGGCCGAGGCCTCCAAAAAGACCGTGGTGCTCTCCACCGTTGACCCGCTCAACACCAACGGCAAGCACGGTCTGATTGCCGCCTGCGAGGCCATGAACAAGTAGGCAAGTAGGCAATTACGAATTACGAATTACGAATTACGAATTTAAAAAAAAACGAGGTGTGAATTATGGCAACAAAAACCGAACCGGCAACCCTTGGGGATGCCCTGAAATGGGAGCAAGACAGCGATTACTCCCG